AGGTCGAAAGGAACATTGTCAAGAAGACGCTTGCGCATCATCTCTGTGCCACCTTTAGAGTTTTTAGATAGCTCTGTTTCGACAACATGTCCTTTATGAATCATACTCATTATAGATTAAACTCCGTGCTAAATTCTTTAATAGAATCCCATCGAAATGAACGCCAACCACCTTTGTCTGTATCCCACACTGCAAGTGCATTTGGATTCGGTTTTTTCTTCTGAATCTCTTCTTCAATATCTTTTTGCGCGGGAAGTATAGACTCGTTTAGAGTGCAGTGCATGATACGGTTTTCACCGTTTGCTTTAGTAAAAACAACTTTACATACACCATTCTTAAGATCTTTTATAGTTTGTTCTTTATCAATGTTCATCATAATCTCCAAGTTTATTTATTCAACGTAGTGTAGATAACTTCCAATAATATGCTTATCAGTTCCCTTCGGCATTAAACCAGCATGCGGATATGTCCACATCGGTGGAAACATAAGCAACCTTCCAGGCTTTCTTTGAACCGCTACCTCTTGATCGTAGAGAGCGGTTTCACCGCCATCACCTTCATCAAGATATAAGAAGAACACAAGAAACCTTTTAATAGTTGCTAGATCACATGCATCGATATGTGGTTTAAACTCGCCATGATCTGCTTTATAATACTTCATTCGTATCGCTTCAAATCCATAATTTTCCGGCATTTGAATCTGCGACATCTTGCAGTCATATGCATATCTATTAACATAGTGTTCAAACACTTCCATCAAGAAAGCGATCTCTGCCTCGAATATGCTGTTGTGGTTTGGTAAATTGATTTGATTGAATATAAAAGTTTCGTTATCATGATACTCCCAACAATCTGGGTTTGCATGAAACTTCTCAATCAGGTGATTACAGTATTCCTCAGGAATTACGTTATCATATATTTTTACATACTTAAAAAGTGCTTCATTCATTTGTATACTACTAGATCTAAATCCTTATCAAGAATATCAAAAACGATATCTGTCATTTCACGAGTTGGGTCTAATCTCAAGTAAGCAAAAACTCTGTCCATAAAAATGAGCTCTTTATTGTTTTTGCTAGCAATCTCTAGACCTTCAAGAAATGTTTCGATATCATATGGATTTTCATAGAATATCTTCTTTTTGAAGTTCTCTTTGTTTATTTGTTGTGACATTGCCTTCCTTTTCGTAAATCTCTTGCAAGACGCTATGAAAGGCTCCGATGTTAGAATTGTTGTGGATACGATATGTCTTTACATCAAATTTCTGAGGTAGAACATATTGTTGATGAACCGGCGTTCTAAATTCATTCACATATTCGTGAATTAGGTTACCGTCAAAATAGCGTCGTGAATCTGTGGAATAGTCGCACCCTTCTCGTGTGAGTTGAACGAGTACGAAATTATCGGAACCAACTTTATTTATAACTGGTACCAACTCATCGATGAAGCCGCCATCTGAGATGCAATAGTCCTTACCATTTACAATCTCATCAGCAACTGCTTTACCGAAATAGTCTAAACCACGTTTAGGTTTTATCACTTCTTCAGACACATATATCATTGCTTCACGAACAGACATATGACCTAATAGAGCAGAAGGAACTTCTTTTTCAGCTCGGTTGTCATACCTATCCATGAACCAAGATTCTTGAACATCAAAATATTTAATTGTTTCTTTATACAACTGATACTTAAACGAAAGGTGTTTAAAACCCTTCGCCTTAAAAAAAGCTGCAGCCTCGTCTTTACCGGCACGAGGAGGGCCGTTGAAAAGTATAATCATGCAAAGCTATCCGACACAATCTTCATAATATCATCAGAGAAGGCATTTTTCCACTCTTGCGGAGTCATCCCTGATAAAATAAATTCACGATCTTCTTGCCCAAGATAAGGAGCAAGCTCTGTAAGACTGCCGTATCCAGCTTGATACTCAGCATAGTCTCTAGGGTCGATGTTGATATTGCGAGTACGCTCAACACCTGAGAACACGGATTTGCGCTTAATAATCATAGTTTTACCTTTCACTTAATATAATTATATATTACACCAGTTGCGCTTTTTTGTCAACTTTTTTTAGTGATTGAACATGAGAACGATGTATCTTTACTTGAAGTATGCCGTTATAGTACTCGTCGTTTAGCAATACTTCTCTTTCCATTTGTTCTTTCAATTCGAGGTAACTCATCTCGCCTTTACTCTTACACAGATGTAAGATTTCGCGTTTAAAGTTGTCTCGTCCATGCTCTTCCACTAAAGCGTTAACTTCTTCTGAAGAACCAAAATAGTCTTGCCAATTAGACTCAACGATCTTAGTTCTACGTCTTGTTTTACCTTTGAGAGGAGGAAGTCTGCGTTTAGAAATAAGCGTCTTCTTACCAACGTATTTCTTGTTGTCAGATAAGTTTGTAATCAAGTACACGAATCCGACATAGTCTTCAATCATCTCAGAGGTAAATTCCTCTCCATTATAATACCACATATAAAAATAGTCCAATATTGTTTTAATGGACTATTTATTGGACTTATTAGACTATTTGTTAAGCATTCTCATGCAAGTAAATACAGAATTTTCATTTAAGCAATCAGACCAAACGTGGTATGTGTAGATAGAGATACCACCTATGATTACGACGATACCTACTACTTGTAAAAGCTCTTTCATTTCATTTTTCCATTTCTTGACTTAATTCAAACAGTTCATCAAGCGCCTCTGCCCGTGGATCTTTAATCTCTTCAAAGCTTTCTTCAATATACCGCATATTGTATTGAGAAGGATAATGCTTGAGTAATCTACGAGCTTCTTCACGAATAGCTTTTGGCACTCGAGGAGAGTGACTAGGAATACATAGTTTTAAAAGAAACTTTTCAGTGTTTAAGACTGCGTTTGTTCTTTCAATAGGTAACGTCATATCACCTCCGCATATTTGCTATGTCTTTTGCTTCGTCTGTTCCTCGCATAATCGGAACGAGATTGGACTTATGCATGACGCCGATACCGACGAGGAGATCGCCTGTGTATTGCTGGGGTTCTTTTCTGGCAGTCGATCCTGTAGGTATTGTGTCCGACGTCTTGAGGCTTGGATAGCTCTTTGTGTCGCGGACATTCGGTTTGGCTGGCGCATAGTCTAACTCCTTTTTCTTCCTCTTGAGATTTCCAGATATGTAATCCACATAATCTTGTAATTCGTCAAATTGAAGACTATGCATATTCTTACGACGCATGTCTTTGTTGTACTGTCGCCACTCAATCTCAACCTTTTTCATATCAAGCTTCTTACGCTTTTTATGAGATTTACCGTGGACCTGAACACCTTTAATCATGTGCATCGACATAAGCTTACACCTTTCATCATCATATAAGTATATACTATACTAAACTAAAACAAATGTCAACCCTTTAATGCAAAAATTTTAGTCTAGCCTCTAATTCATCTATATCTTGTATATAGTAGCCATCCATCCAAATTTGTGGTACCCATCGAGCTTCTTTTTGAAGTCTCTCGTTAAGCTCAGTTCTGTACTTAGTGTACTCAACATTTTTGTACTCGTATTCGCGCTTATTCTTACGAGCAATTTCTACTGCTTTCTTGCAGTTTGGGCAGTTCTTTTTTCCGTAAATTTCAATCATGGGTAATCCACTATAAAGGCGCCATCTGTATGAGACATAGCGAGATGCATTTCATTAAACTGTTTTGGTGTCATTTGAATGACTGAAAATCTTTGCATTTCTTCAAACCATTGTCTTATATAAACGATATCATCATACATTAAAACCTGCACATCTTCATATTGGCCCGACTCGTCTAATATGGTTATTGCAGTTTCATCCCAATCAAACTCTGTTGTCCACATCTAATGCTCTTCCCAATATTTTAACAACTCAATATCGCCATCATCGTTTACTTTTGTTTTGATAAACTCATCTTTAATTAAATTATCAATGGTTTCTTCGATGATTCTTGACATGTTCTCTCTCCAGAACATCCAACGACCAAAAAATGTAAATATAACCGCAGTTGCTAATAACCATAAATTCATTGGATCAAAAGAGATTTCTATCATGTGTAACCTTTCAGTATTTCCCAAGTTTCTTCCCATCCACTTACTTGATGGTTAGTTCCTTTTTTGTTTGCATTGGCTAAAGGATAATCATTTCCACCTTTATACATTGCATCCCCAAAGAAAATCACATGATCATCCTCGTTAAAGTCTTCTAGGATCTGAGCTTTGTTTCCACCAGTCCTATGTATATCTATACCAGTTTCACCGCCGATAGTTGCAGTAATTCCATCAAAATCAGAATTAATTTGATAAGCAATACTTTCTCTTTCTCGATGCTCTTTGTCCCAAACAACATATTCAGCTCTTTGCTCCTTAGTTGCACCTCGACCTAAGATACTAAAGTTAATCATACCACGGCGTTCTTCGATATGAGTACCTGTACGAAGAGGGAAACCGCTTGCCTGTAACCAGCCATTCATTAGATCATACAATTCTTTTGGAGGTGTGAACTCTTTTGAGTTAACACGCTTACCTTTAAACCATACATCATTGCCTTGACAGTTGTAAACAGTAACAACACTTTCACAAATCTCATTACCAAGCTGCTCAGCGGTTTTTGGATAATCAGATCCGGTTACAAGATACACTTTTTCTTTTTCAATAAAATTTGAAAACCAAGCTTCAAACTGTGAATCAATTTTACCACGGCTTGGTGTCAAAGTACCATCCACATCAAACACAAATTTTCTCATTCATCTACCTTTATACACCAAACTGTTTCGTTGTCTGCCCAAGGCTCATGAACCGCGGCATAAACTGTTGCCTCGATTTCACATTTCATTCGAGATTCATATAGAACATCAGATACACGAGTATATTTAGTATCGCCACTAGCTAATGCAGTTACAACGTATAAAGCCCAAAGATATTCCATTATTCCCGTCCTGTCCAATGTTTACGATTATGTGCTTTGTTAGTAAGATCAGAAAAGCGATCAGCAATTTTTCTAAGCTCAGAACCTAGAGTGTTGTCTGCTTCTTCCATAATACGAGCAACGTTATGCAAAGTAACAAGCATGTCTTGATCTTGTAAACGGATTTCAGTTGTATCGTAAATATCGTTTACAGCTTCGTAGGAAGGATAGCCTTTTTCAAATACCGGTTCTCTCATTTAATTTCCCTTTCTGCAACCCGTTTACGTAAATCGCTAGACGAGAAGCGGTGGTCGCGTTTGTTGAAATATAGCTGGATACCCCGCTTCTTGCAAATATCCTTGCCCGTGAAATCCTTTTCTTTATACTCATCTCCAAGTATCCTTACATCAATATGATACATAGCTAATATATCACATAAATCATCTTCTGTCAAATAAGGAATGATCTCATCAACGTAAGATACTGCTTTAAGTTGAGTATAGCGTTCAACCACTGTTTGAATAGGTGCATTCTTTTCTTTGCGATCTAAGGCTGGGTTAATTTGTAAACCACAAATCAAATAGTCACATTGTTCTTTTGCTTCACGCAACATTTGAATATGCCCAGCATGCAAAAGGTCGAATGCACTGCATGTAAATCCGACTTTCATTTTCTTCCTCTCACATCTTTATTATAGTTTTGAACTTCTCCGAGAATAGATAGATCACCACCAAGTTGTTCTACAGTTTTTAGTATTGCAGATACATCTTTTGGAAAGCAATGACCTCCATATCCTCTTTCTTTTGTCACTTTTGTATGACTTGTACCTATTCTATCATCTAAAGCCGTATATGTCAACACTTCATTTGCGTCAACACCAGTAGCTTCGCACACGTCATACATTTGATTAAAGAAAGCAACCTTCGCCGCAAGGAAGCTATTCCTAAAGTATTTAGTCAAAATTAAAACTTCGGGATCATGAGTAACTACAGTTGTACCAAGTCTCATACTGAGAATACCAGCCCAGAATGCAGTGTCGCCACCGCCAATATAGGTAAACTCTTGTTTCTTAAAATCTTCCATTGCATGCTCGGCTCTAAGAAACTCTGGTGAAAAGGTAAGCTTTGCCTTAGGATAAGCCCTTTTCATTAATCTCCAGCCTTCTAGAGAGATCGTGGACTTAATTAGAATAGGCACATCAGGAGGTACATCTTCTATGATGGAATACACATTCGACATGCCACAAGATCCATCTGTATCCATTGGTGTACTAACGCATACGATGATGGCATCCATGTCTTTACGCCAATTTCCATATCCTTTATCAGGATCGTAGATATAAGTTTTTACATCTCCGCCTTCAAGAGCAAGAGCATGCGCCATACCTACAAAGCCGTATCCCGCTATTTGTAATTTCATTTATCAAACTCAATAGGGAACGGAGAAGAGATACCAGCAGAATCTTTTTTTTCTTCCCAATCGTGGATATGTTCGAGTTTCTTTTCTTTCGTCCAGTCTTTGAGATAGTCATTATCACGATCAAACAACTGAAGAACACGAGGCTCATCTAAGATAAAAGTATCAACAATTTGCTCACCCATCCAACTCTGAGAAAATTCATTTACTTCTTCGCAAGTTACGGAGTCATTTGCGTATTCAATCAATGTTTTATCATCAAGCTTTACATCGGGAGACATGCCTTGCAAAGCGCTTACAGGAATTGCATATCTCTGCCTGAATTGACTTACTGCGGTTACAACTACGTATCTTTCATTTGACATTACGAGTCTCCAATGCTACGGAGTACCCTTCTTCTATCAAGCCATCATGAAAGAGAAGAGCCTCCTTTTGTTTATCGAAATAATATTCTGCTACAAGATTGTTATCTTTATTCCAAGCTTTTACGAGGTACATATTACTCCCAGCGATAGAAAATGTGAGCGCCAAGACGACCCACTTGCTGTAGATCTTTGGCCCAGTTTGGTTTAACATAAGTAGCGTGGTAGTGTGTTGCACCTTCGGTAATACCACGAAACTTGTTATACTCAAGCATATTGAAAGCAATAAGTTGAGCTTCTTGCCAACGATCTTCGTCTTGAGGATTGTCGGCTTTTCCGTCACAGTACCAAGAGAACTGGCACGCATTACGGACCATTACCATTACATTTGGATCTTTCCAAGAAGGTTTTTGCTTTCCTTGATGTACTACTTCGCAAATTGTGTTAGGGTAACGAGTGTCATTCACGCGGTTCAAAACTACATCGGCAACGCCTGCTTTATCTGCAAGGTTACTACCACGTGCTTCATAATAGATATTAAGTGCTAAACAACGTAACTCTTCTGCTGATGCTCTTTTTTCTACTTCAGCGAATGCTACTGTGATACTACCTAGGATTAGAGATCCTGTTAGGATTGCGGAGATTAGGTTTTTCATTGTACTGCCTCATTGTTATACTATTAATATAGTACTTTTACCAGTGAATGTCAACCCTTTTTTTCAATTAATTTGCAATTTGTTGCAAAACATTTTTCAATCTCCAAACCAATCCTCCTTGAATTGCTTCTTGAGACCATAAAGTTTCATCTTCTACGATTGCGCTTAACGCATCCTTTAGCATCATATTTTCTTGGCGAAGGCCGTTGTTCTCTTCATAGAGTTCGGCCTTCTCCCTTCTTAGTTTTTCTACATCTGCTTTAAGATAAAGCAGTCCTTGTTCAACTCTTCTTTTTGCCACGGTACTTCTCAAAGAATTCGTAATCAGATTTATATATGCGTTTTATAAATTCGATTTGTTCTTTTGAGAAGGTTTCACGAGTGATTTCTTTCACTGTCTCGTTCATGACTTCGTTGATTCCAAAACGATCATTTACTTCTTCTCGTTTAACAACTTCAATCTTCTTAAAACGTTTAGTGTCGACAAATTGACACTGAGGATGGAAGTGGTGAACCTGATGCTGAGATGTTATCTTACTCAGATTCTTAAAGAATAGATCTACCTTTTCTTCTATTTCCAGTTCTTCTAGCTTATATCCTAGAGATGAGAATACATCTTGACCATAAGCATAATAACGTTGTTTTGGTGTCACATAAGCATTAATGCACGAGATGAATCGATCTACTGGATCTGTCCATATCATAATTGGCACACCTGCTTCATCGTACTCATCATCATCTCTAAACACTTGCTTACGATCTGGGAAGCTTTCCTTAATAGTTACAGAGCAGCTACGAGGTACTTCAAACCAGTATTGTTTTCCATCTAGATTATATAGTAACGGGAAATCTAGCTTTGTACACCAAAAACATCTACACTTATTAAAAGAATATTCACCATTAATATCTTCTTCTGGTAAGAAGAAATCTTTTAGCCACTGCTCCTGAAAGATAAGTTTGGGAAGATCTGCAACAGGGTGTCTTTTAAGAATATGATTCTCATTACCATCAGGAGCCGTTTCTTCTTCAGCAACTCTTTGAGCTTCATATGTTTCAAATCCGCTGAAGCCCTGCTGTTCCATCCATGCAAATTTATCATGTGCATGAGCAAACGAGTGCGCTTTAATTGTTCTTTGTTTGTCATTTCCCATCCAAGCAAAGTGCCAACCCATGTCTTGAATAACAACGTTAGCATGTGTAGGCCATCTTGTTGGAAGTTCAACTGCACCACAGCGCAGACGATTAACTGTCCACTTCATAATTACATCTTTACGCGCAAAGAACATAGCTTTCCACCAAACAACTGGACCTTTTTCTTTCTTATAATGTATGCGTAGATCAGCACGACCTTGCAAATAAGCAAGAGGAATTTTAATTACAACCTGAGGATTTGCTCGAGCCATTCTTGCAACCCACTTTACATTCTCAGGTTTAATGATCTCGTCGCAGTCGCCATAAATGAAAATGTCGTCGTTATTAAACTGATCCATTACTGACATAACAGCATCTTTCTGTAGGCGTTCTCTTGCGCGAGCATATACAGAATCGTCATTCTTTGCGTTCTCACCAGCATTTCTTCTGTCTAGTTTAAGAACTTCGATATCATCAGTTTCTGGAATATCATGTTCTACATAGATAATCTTTTCCATTGGTAGACCTTGCTTACGAGCAATCTCCATGAATTTCCTTTCAACAGGCTGACCACTATGAGTCTTATTAGACTCTACGATAATAAACTTATCAACAACATCCTTAAGAAGATTCACTCTAAGATAGAGCATTTCTTCGTTATAAGGTGCAAAAAATGGAAAACAATCTACAATCTGAGGCATTATCCAACTCTCTCTAAAATACTTAGTCCATTGTTATTTGTTCTGATTTCTTTATATCGCCAGTGACGATTTGCAATCAGGAAGTTAATGATGGCAGGAAGCAATCCTTCACCTGGAATTGAGTGCTTATCTCTGTAATGTTGCCAATCTTCTTTTTCGTCTCGTACTGCGTACGTATGAGTATCATGAAATACAAGATACTTACGAGCCTTGTTTCCATGAAGTTTAAGCTCTTGAGTAAGCTGATGATTAGCATGCCAAGTATCGATAAACAATAGATCGCATTCGTCGATCTCAATATCAAGCACATTAGCTTTAATATACTGTGCGTCCTTACCAGCTTCTCTTGCATGCACAAATAGATTTTCTACATGGTCAAACATACGTACATCATATGCTCTAATCTTATTTGCATTTGTTCTTAAGAAAGCACGAGTACTCGCTCCACGACGAGTACCCATTTCTGTAATGCTGTCGCACTCCATACCTAGTTCATATAGAACTGGTAAGTGTTCATTAATATCGGAAAACGTATTGCATGCATCTTCGTATTCCTTATCAATCATTTGTAAAAAGCTCATATGTCTAACCACCTTGTATTATCTAGAGTCCAATGTACTACTTCTGCAATGCGATCGGCAACTGGTTGTGGAGTCCATCCCATATTTGCCATTCTTTCTCCAGATAAAGCATAGCGGAGATCGTGACCAGGACGGCTGCTATGGAAATCCATAAATTCATACTTGAGTTCCTTTCCTTGAGCATCTGCAATCATTTGAGCAAGTTCAAGGTTATTCAATTCAGTTGCACCACAAATATTGAACTTAGGACATTTGATTCCAGAGTTGTTTGTCATATCCAGTGTGCGGTCGTTTTCAAGTAGGAATAGTGTTGCATCAGCTACATCTTCAGCATGGATATAGTGACGGCTGCCTGGAATTGTTTTAGTAGCATCAGAGTGAATTGTAATTGTGTCACCATCACGAGCTCTACGAATACATAGAGGAATAAACTTTTCTGGATGTTGACGTTGACCGAACACGTTCATAGTATGCGTAATATAGATTGGCATATTATAAGTGTTCTGATATGCTACGGCGAGTTCCTCACCACCTGCTTTAGATGCTGAGTATGGGTTTGTTGAGTTATAACGATCATACTCATCATACTTGACACCTTCAGGGGCAGGACCGAATACTTCGTCTGTTGAGAAATACAAGAATCTTTCTAGGTTATCCTGACGGCGAGCATAGTCTAGAATATTACATGTACCTACGACGTTATCCATTACAAATTCCATAGGACGTTCAATAGAACGATCCACATGAGAACCTGCTGCAAGGTGTGCAACAATATCAACTGGGCCAATGTCTGCTTCGAGCATTGGGTTGATTTCTGCTTTCAAATCGTGGTAAATTGTACGAACTCGTTTGCGTTCAGCTGGGGTACGATCTTGAAGAAGATCATGCAAACGATTTAGATTGCCACTATAATCTAGACGATCTAGTGTAACAACATCCCAGTCTGTTCGGATAAGTACTTGGTTAATTAGGTGGTGCGCAATGAAACCACCGCCACCCGTAATGAGAATGCGCTTTGCCATAATATCTCCTTCATCAAAGTCATAATATACTTTTATTTATATCGGTTTGTACACGTGTAAATTCTTAACGTGATTAATATTTCTTCTATTGCAAGAAGCCTTAATTTGTTTCGTAAGCTCAGTATCTACGGCATATCCTCTGCTGGTCCATTCTCCTACCCACTCGGCCTGTGGTCTCTCAGCAATATGACCGTGACCACCTTGGCCTGGTGTTGCTGCCGAGAAAACCACTACGCGAGGATTTTTAGAATGCATCCAATCGATAATCTTTGTATGATACTGACGAGCGACATGTTCCATTACTTCTACAGAAAAAATCATGTCATACTCTGGCAGGATACCTTCTGGTTCGGGATCTACTGTAGCATCCCAAGTAAACTGAGTAGCATTTTCATGTGAAAACTTCTCAGGATCCATAGGAGCCGGTTCGATGCCATGTACTGTTTGGACTCCATGATTAGCAAAGAACTCGCAATACCAACCAATTCCACAGCCAAATTCTAAAACCGTTGTCGGTTTAAGATTTTCAACTACCCAACGATTCATCCCATCATTGAAATTGTTTGGGTACATGTTCTTATGTGTATCTAGAGTCCAATGCATTACTTTAACCAGCCAAGCTTCTCTCCCGCATCAATACGACGCTGTGCTTCTTCTTTCGAGCCTGGAAATCTCCATGCCCAAGTGACAATCAAAGCAAACAAAATAAACAAATATAATGTTGCCATAGGATTGCCAGTTCCAAAGTACATCACAGCCAACGATGTCGACATGACTGCCATCATAATATACTTTGCTTTTTGTGGATATACTTTATATGTTTGCCATTCTGTAATGAATGGGCCAAATGTTTTGTGGTTCATAATCCAGTTGTGGAACTTTTCGCTCGACTTAGCAAAGCAGAATGCTGCGCCAAGGATCGGAGTACTCCACGGAATACCTGGTAGAATTACGCCTAGATATGCAATACCTAAACATAGCATTCCACATACGAACCAGAATGCTTTTTTCAATTTAGTCATTTTACTCTCTTTCTTCCATAATGTTTTGCCGAAAAATGCGGCTTCAAGTTGATTCATTTATGTAATACCTTTTTTAAAGCTGTCACTAGTTCTACCATCATAACATCAGTATGATATGGAGTAGGAGCTATACGCAATCTTTCTGTACCAACTTCAACTGTCGGACTATTTATAGGTTGTATATAAATTCCAAACTCATTCAATAGACGGTCACTCGCAGTTTTACATCTAAATGCATCATTTACCATCACTGGTACAATATGGGTGCAAGCATTTTGATGAACTGGAATCTCAGCAGCTCCTAACATATATTTTAATTGTTCCGCCTTTTTCTGGTGCTGTTTTCTTAATCCGGTAGCGTCACGGAGATATTTGATGGCGGCGATTGCTCCTGCGCAGAGGACGGGCGAGATACTTGTTGTAAAGATGAACCCAGAAGCCACGGACCGAATAGCGTCAATAACAGCGCTATTGCCAGCAATATAACCACCTTGAACCCCAAAGGCTTTTCCCAATGTTCCATTGATTATATCAATCCTATGTTGTACGCCTAACCATTCGCAGTATCCTGCTCCCGTATCGCCATACATTCCTACTGCGTGTACCTCATCTATATAGGTGATTGCGCCATACTTGTCTGCAAGGTCGCAAATATCTTCAATTGGTGCTACGTCTCCATCCATACTATAAACTGATTCAAAAACAATAACAGGTGTCTGATTAGACATTGTTGCGGTTTGCAAAGCTAACTCAAGTTCATCCATATCATTGTGTGGAAAGATAATCTTGTCAGCTCTGCTGTGTTTCACTCCCATAATAATAGAAGCATGATTTTTATTATCAGAGATAAAACAAATGTTTGGAATTATTCTACTCAGAGCAACAAGGGCCCATTCGTTGGCTACATATGCCGAAGAAAACAAGAGAGCTGCTTCTTTATTATGTAATGTTGCAAGCTCTCTTTCAAGTGTAACATGATACTGAGATGTACCACCAATGTTACGAGTGCCACCAGAACCAGCGCCGGTTTGATCTAATGCTGTATGCATTGCACTAATGACGTATTCATTTTGGCCCATGCCAAGATAGTCATTAGAACACCAGTTCACAATGTTTTTAGGGGCATATTTCCCATACCAAATGGCTTTTGGAAACTGCCCCCTTTCTCTTATAATATCGTTAAATACACGATAGCGACCATCTTCTTTGAAGTCACCAATAGTCTGCTCAAAATAATGTAGTAGGTCGCGGTCCATTACAAATACTCTTAATTGTTTTTAAGTATTTATAATGAATATCCAGTTCCTGTATATCCAGTATCCTCGATATATTTCACCATTTGTTCATAGCCACCAATCTTTTGACCGTTGATAACAATTTGCGGAAATGTACGAGCTTCTGGAAACTCTGCAATGACATCTTCTCGTTCAAAGTCTACACCGAGTTGGCGATATTCATATTTGATGTTATGCGTATCTAGTGTACGTTTTGCTTTTTCGCAGCTAGGGCATGCTGCCTTTCCCCATATGTAAATCATAAGCTGAATCCTTTGAATGTGTCTGTTGATACGTCCTGTTTAGTTCCACCTTGTACATAACTAGTAATTTCAGTTTCTTGAGGTGCAACCTGTACCTCTGCTCCTGAAATCCATTTTTGAGTCCACGGCAACGGATTTTGAGGTTTACCGTATGGAGACTCTAACTTTACATTTGTCATTCGTTTTGATGCAATGAATTCAATGTATTGACTTAGAAGTTCCGTATTCAAACCAATCATTGAGCCATCTTTGAACAAATACTCTGCCCAAGCTTTCTCTTGATCTACGGCGTCTACAAACATTTGAATACATTCTTGTTCTGTTTCTGCAGCAATCTTCTCAAAGTCTGGATCTTCCTTACGAAGTAGTTTCAACATCATTTGAGTAGATGCAAGGTGTAGATTCTCATCGCGAGCAATTAGTTTGATAATTTTCGCGTTTCCTTCCATCTTCTTAAGTTCCGCAAAAGCCCAAGAGCAAGCAAAAGAGACATAGAATCGTACTCCCTCTAGTATGTTAACACTCATAAGAGTTAGCCAAAGCTTTTTCTTAAGTTCATACAAATCAACCTTAACTTCAGTACCTTCTTTCATACCCTTTTGATTCAATTCAAAGGTACCTTCACCAAGAAGATTATACCACCCCGCCATCTGAATGAGATCGTCGTAGTGTTTAGAAATATCGTCAGCACAATCGATAATTTCTTGAATGTCTAGCATCTCATCAAAGATTTTAGATGGGTTAGAATATACATTGCGAATAATATGAGTGTATGAACGGCTATGAATTGTTTCAGAGAATGTCCAAGTAATGATCCAGTTCTCAAGCTCAGGCAATGAAACAATACTACCAAAGCTTTCAGCCGGAGCACGGCCTTGTACAGAATCGAGCAAAATTTGACGCTTCAAGTTTGAAGTAAAGATGTGTTGCTCGTGTGATGTAAGTGCTTTAAAATCCTTAGCATCCTGATAGATGTCTACTTCTTCAGGGCGCCAAAAGAATCCTAGTTGTTTGTCAGTCAACTGATCAAACTGTTTGTACTTCAAAGTGTCATAACGTTGAATCGTTGGGCCACCGCTGGGATCTAGAAAAGATGCGACAGATGTATGGTCAACACGGTTTTGTACGTCAAAAACGCTCATTTGAATTCCTTTATGTTTAAATGTTAAATAGTGCAGCTTTCGCAGTCTGCGTCGTCTAGTTCACCTTGTGGTAAAGCTTCTTCAGTCATCTTGTCAACGTCAAGCTCGCCTTGGCCATCATAAGTATTAAAGTAATAGAGTTGCTTTCCACCATACTTATAGAACATAAGTAGGTCTTGTAGAAGAACACTCATTGGAATTTTCTCGTCCTCAAAGAATTGTGGGTTGTAACTAGTATTGACTGAGATACCTTGATCAATATACTTTTGCAATACTGCCATAATCTTTAGATAACCTTGAGGAGATTTTTGATCCCATAGTAGATCATACTTATTTTTAAAGTGGAAGTACTGAGGCACAACTTGCTTCAATACACCGTGTTTAGATTGTTTTACAGAAATCAAACTACGAGGCGGTTCAATACCGTTTGTTGCATTTGCCACCTGAGCAGATGTTTCCGAAGGCATAAGAGCCATAAGTGTAGAGTTACGAATACCTGTATTTTTGAGCTGTTTACGTAATCCTTTCCAATCCATGCGTTCTTTATGCTTAACAAGTTCGTCAAGATCTTTCTTATAAGTTTGGTTAGGAGTGATTCCATGTCCATACTTAGTTTCCATAATACCAGGAATAGATCCCATGTCAACAGCTAAATCAGCAGAAGCCTTAATTAAATAGTATGACCATGCCTCAGCGTACTCATCGACCAATTCTAGCCCCTCTGGAGTGATGTCTTGATAGGATAGATCATGCTTGGCCATCCAATAAGCAAAGTTAATAATACCAACACCAATAGGACGGCGTTTTTCAGTAGACAACTGAGCAGCTAGGATTGGATAGTTTTGATATGAAAGCAAAGCATCTAGACCGCGGACAGCAAGTGTACATGCTTTTTCAAAATCTTCTGGAGATTTTACGTTACCCCAGTTAATTGCAGACAATGTACATAGACTAATCTCACCGTCCGGATCATTGATATCATTCAATGGTTTAGTTGGCAAGTCGATCTCAGCACAAAGATTTGATTGGCGAATAGGTGCAACTTCTGGAATAAATGATCCATGATCGTTTGCATTATCAACGTTTTGTAGATAGATACGACCTGTGTTTTTACGTTCTTCCATAAACATAGAAAAGAGTTGAGCAGCAGGAATAGACTTCTTACGAAGGCGAGTGTTGCGCTCAGCAGTTTCATATAGTTCACGGAACTTATCTTGGTCTGCAAAGAAGGCTTCATACAAGCCGGGAACATCTGCAGGAGAGAACAAAGTAATCTCGCCGCCTGTAATCAAACGCTCGTACATTAGCTTGTTAAACTGTACTCCGTAATCCATATGTCGAACACGATTATCTTCAGTACCTTTATTGTTTTTCAATACAAGAAGATCTTCTACTTCATAGTGCCAGATTGGATAGTACAATGTTGCAGCACCTCCACGAACACCGCCTTGAGAACAAGACTTGGTTGCGGATTGGAAGTGCTTATAGAAAGGAATTACTCCTGTGTGATAGGCGTCGCCCTTGCGGATAGGTGATCCAATAGCGCGGATTGAACCAGCCCCAATACCGATTCCTGCTTTTTGGGATACGTACTTAACGATGCTACTAGAAGTAGCATTAATGCTGTCAAGAGAGTCATCAGTCTCGATAAGAACACAGGAGCTAAACTGTCGTTGAGGAGTACGTACACCTGCCATAACAGGAGTAGGAAGGCTGATATCGTGAAGAGAGATAGCGTCATAATAGTCCTTAATCCATTTCAAACGGGTTTCTTTTGGGTAGTTATTGAAAAGAGTAGCAGCAATCAAAATGTAACACATTTGTGGTGTTTCAAAAATTTCGCCAGTTACTCTGTTTTGACAAAGGTACTTGCCGCGCAACTGTTCCATAGCAACGTATGTAAGATTCTCATCTCGCTGGTGCTTGATGAATCCGTTAATCTTGTCCCACTCATCATCATCGTAATATGTAATCAATTCAGGATCGTAAAATCCCATCTCAATATTACGCTCGACAAGTTCTTTTACGTGACAAGGCTCGTAATGATCGTACACTTCTTTACGAAGCGCATAGTTTACTAAGCGACCGCCAACATATTGATAGTTTGGTGTTTCTTCAGAAATTAAGTCAGCTGCTGCTTTAATTAAGGTTTCTTGAATTTCCTTTGTCGTCATACCATTAAAAAACTGAATTTGACTTTTGATTTCAACTTCTGACGGGCTTACTCCTGAAATTCCATCACAAGCAAAAAAGACAACCTTGTGTAGTTTTTCGATATTTAATTCTTCTTTTGACCCGTCACGCTTTACGACCTGCAGCATGCTTCATTTTCCTTCTCTCTCAACATGTAGTATTTATTACGTATTTTTTAACTATATGTAGTTATTCTTGAACAAAATTGGTTATTTCTGGATAAATTTTGGATATAGCTTCTGCAATTGCACGAGCCAACTCCATGTGTTCTTTTTGTGTTCCATTACCTGAACGCAATTCAATGAAATGAATCCAAGAACGAATAGTACCATTAACATATAAACGTGATTTAGTTAATCCTTCTGGCAAAACAGCTCTTGCTTGTTCCTTTGCAATACCATTTGCAATAGCCCAATTGTAATGTTCTTTTGCCTTGTCGATTACATCTTGTTGTCTCATTCTCCATTCTGCTGATAGCTTTGGATCATCTACATCAATACTATTTTGACGATTCTTAGTATCCTGTAGACGAGCCTCTCTTAGAACAAAATCATCGCCAAGATCGCGAACGTCAGCATACCGCTGAGAAAACTCTTGAAATGAAAACGAACGGTGTCTGAGGAGCTGTCTTGCGATGTCTCTGGTTGTTTCGACTTCGATGCAGGCGCTTGCCATTTCGAATGGTGACCAGTGTTTGTGTTTGATGAGATATCCAAGTAACTTTGGAGTTGTCTTGGTGTTAGCTTGGTTGGATGGATTCGAGACACGGGCGCAATATGCGATGAGGTCCTGGATGTTTTCCAATCCTTTGAATGCAGGTTCTCCTGCGTAGATACGACCTGCGGGTTGGCTATGGGAAATAAGTCGTGCATGCAAAATTCAATACTCCTATACTTTGCGCCATGCGGCAAACTTCAATTCGGCTTGCAAACCCTGATAAGTATTATCTTCGATAATCTTTTCAATGTCATTAAGACCGTTTAGATACATTTCATTGATGTCCTTGCCAGGTACATCGGTTGGCCATATACAAATCTTATGACCGTTCTTAATCACTTTATCCATACGTTTATGGATTTCTTTATTACGTGGTTCAGCATCAAATACGTATATTGCACGTTCATTTGCAGCATTACCGTTTCCTTCTGCGCCATTCATAGCGATGGCATTAGACAAAAAGAAAGAGTCAATCGCACCTTCAACTATATAGTAAGGCTCGTTAAAATTGACTTTGTCGAGACCAAAGATCTTTGGCCTTTCATCAAACATAATAGTTATATATCTGATCCCGTCAGGATTAAACCCACGAGCAGAAACGCCGAAGACTTTACCTTTCTCATCTAAGAAAGGGATCACCAGACGGGGTTCATCTTTACCGACATGTTCAAACTTATTTGGGATAATTTCATTAATCCAAGTTTTGAATTTTGGTGCATAGTAAAGACGATAATGATGATGAGGTGGAATACCCCTCTTCTTTATATATCTTACGATCGCGTGATTATGAGCGAGTTGGCTCACTTTTTTTAATTTTTTTAGAGGATCTTTCTGAAAGACTGGCTTTTTAGTTTGAAACTGAGTAACGTCATCTTTGATAGTATTGTTTGCTTTATTTACAAACTTCTCAGCAACATAATCATTATAGAGTAGTGGATCGATAGACTTTAGAAAGTACTGGAAGCCCTGTGAAGCGCCACAGTTATGGCAATAATAGGTGAACCTGTTATCCTTTTCTAGAAGCCAACCACGGGCCTTAGAGCGGGACTTTTGAGAGTCACCACAAATTGGACATCTAAAATTAATTTTATAAGGGGAAGTATGCCGTATTCGAAAGTTGTCGAGGCGGCCCGACAACATTTGAGCATATTGAATGTCTACAAAATCTACCATAATATATCCAGTGTTCACGTATAGTATAATTATATACTAGTGCAACACAATGTCAACCAAAAAGTGTAGGCCACTGTATTTTCATCGCAATAAACATTACGACCGCGCCTATACCCATCATGTAATATTTCCAGTTTTCAAGAGTCTTGATTCGACCTTCTTGATCTTTGATTCTTTGATCTAACGCTCCGTTTAGCTTAGCAAGAGCTTCCATAATCTCACGATTACGTTCGGCCCTGTTAAGAGCGTTTTGGTCAGATAATCTTTGATGATCTTCCTTAGAAGAAATGCGATATTGCTCCAAGCGATCTGTCATTACAGCGGCGCGAGCAACATCTTCTTGTTTGTGAATATCTATTCTTTCTTCAAGATCTTCGATCTTGTCGTGGCAATTCTTAAGCATCTCGCCTTGAACTGCAACTCGCTCAGACATCTCTGCCATTTGTTCTAATGCAGAATCAAACTTACCGAAATATCTTTCGATAGTTTTAATGTCTTTTTTAATAAGTGCGACGTCTGTTCTTAATTCGTCCAACTGCATGTCCTCTTGTATACTTTGGAATATTTATTCCGGCTTAGTAACAGCCCCTTCATAGTATACAATTATTTCGCCTTGCTGTTGGATATATCTTCTCATCTCAGCTATGTTTAAAGCTAAGTTCTCATAATCTTTCACACTAAATGCTACAAATGCACGATTGCCGTTAACTTCTTCAAACTCTTTGAGGAAATCCTCTAAGTTATCTTCATTAACTACGTATAATCGTGTATCAGTCAGATTGATTGGCTTCGGTCGAGCTACTGTCGGCACCGTCGTCTTCTGGATTTCCGTCACCACTTGTATCTCCGGTTCCGGTCTCCCGAGGGCGCAACCAGCTAGGAAGAGGGTCAGACCCATCGCCGCCAGTTTCTTGCTCAAGCTCGCGCCAAAGTTTTGCTGTAGCGCCATTCATCTTTCCTTCAAGTTTACCTGGCTCTTTTAAAGCTAGGTTTGTTAAATTATGTCTTTGAAGTTTACCACGAAGATCATCGCCGTATGCTTCTGCTTTCTGCAAATCGGCTTGCAGAGTCTGATTTAATTGTTGCATTTGTGCTTGATCTGCTCTTAACGTAGCAATGCTAGCCTCGGCAGTTTGTACAGCTACTTCCATTTTAGCAACATTTGCGCGTGCAGTTTCTAAATCTGATTGTAACTTTTGGACATACATATATCCAACACCGCCGGTGGCTAGCACCACTACTACGATAGCAATTTTAATCGATGCAAACATCAATGTTTGTAAGGAGACTTAGTCGTCGTCCTCATCCTCATCTTCGTCTTCATCATCTTCGTCGTCGTCTTCATCCTCATCTTCATCTGCTTCTTTCAGAGCAGTTTTGTACTTTTCTTCCAAAGCAGCCATGATGCGAGTTTCCATTTCAGACTCAAACGCTTCTTTAATTTTAAGTGGCTCTCTTTCCATAGCCGCTTTTACAATATCTTCCAAAGCCATAGTAGCTCTCCTTTTTAGTGATTTGTTTATCTATTTATTCATCCAAACATCTTGGCTTGTGTTGCAGGACCTACGATCCCATCTGCTGCAAGACCATTTAGCTTCTGCCATTTCTTTACTGCTGTCAATGTGCCGAAACCAAAGTCTCCATCTGCAGCAATACCAAGAACTTCTTGCATGCGCTTAACGTCATCACCCTGCATGCCTTTGCGCAATGTACGGCTACCTGCTGCCTTAGGTGCAGCCTTTGGTGCCGGTGCTGGTACTTCACCTCCAAGAATAGCCAATGCTTCTTCCCAACGACGATTTCTATCATCTAATCCTATAGTACCACCATTAATCTTTTTTGTCAACCCTACATTGTCACCCTTATCGGCCCATTTTTCAAGTTTATTTGTTTTCCAGAACCAACATGCAGATTCGATAGCACCTTTAGGTGTTGCTACATATTCTGCTGCTTCTTCTGCTGACATTCCGACTGTTTTGCCAAACGCTGTGTAATTGTTGCGGCCAGTAAGCTGCTTGATTCCACGGCCCCTGAAGAGCCACCCATCGCCGTCATGAACATTACCCATTGCTCCTCGCTTACTTCTGAATTCATCTTGGTAAACATAGTTCGCAATCTTCTCTGGATTCCTTGCATAATCTTTAGCATCTCTTTTCCCCGCGCCAAAGTAACGACCAAACACTGAGTTCAATGCCTTTTCGCTATAATTAAGGTTTTCTTCCAACCGAGTAAAGTCAAGTGATTCATGAGCACACTGTGCCATAAAACCAGCAATACGGTTTGGTGTATTAATTTCATAAGCTTCAAATAGTTCAGTTGCAGCTTCGTACCATGATTCAGGATCTTTATTTTTAGGAATCATAGCACTGAATTGTTCTAAAGTAATCATTTACGATCTCCCATTATATCTCTCAGTCTTTTCTTTTTAGATGATTTATTTTGTGATGTCCAGCGCTTTTGCGCTTCCTTAGAAAATGCAGATCCGTCCATACCTGCAATATTACCAGAACTTACATTGTTTGCAGGCTCTTCTTGTAATCTATCCATAATCCATGCCTTAGCATTGGCTTTACCGTATTCAGTTGTTTCCCATTCCCAGCTGCTTCTGCGCTTGTCCCACACCATAACTTTCCACTCGCCTCTATGGCGCTCGTTATGATCTAATGATTTTTCAATTTGATATTTCTTACCATTGACGGTAGCTTGAATCTCGCCGTTAGGGCCTGCACGTTTCCAGCGAGGTGCGGCAGCTTCTTCAAGACTTTCTTTCTTCAAACCTTTTCTAAGTCTTTCAAGATCTTTCTTTAGCTTATCTTTATCAGTGCCGTATGCTTTTTTATTAAGGCCAGTTTTTTGAATATCTTTAAGTGACATTGATAGTTCATCTAAATCTGCTTCTTCTTTCATATTTTGCAATTGAGTGCGAAGCTTAATATTACCTTGCATATCAAGACCTGGATGATGCTGTTTAATCTTTTTAGATAAAGTATTTGCAGTTCTTGTAACAGCTCTCTTAGTAGCAGTTGTGCTATACTCTCCGTGCTTATGCTCAGCGTCTCGAGTTTTCTTATAAGCTTTTACTACATCTGGATGGATCTCTTCATCCATAGCAGCTAGCTTTGCAGCAACCGCCATCTTACGACGTTTTTCTTTTGATTTGCCTTTGAATTGAGGAGCATCTGAGTCATAGAAATCTTTAATCCATGTACCCATATCATCAGACTTTTTAAGCTTTTCTATCAATAAATCCTTGACATCGCTTTCTTCTGTGATATAATTGACATATCGGTCATTAAATAATAGTAATGATTCTTCTAGATCTTCTTCAGTAAGATCTTCTGTAAGCATAGACTCATCAGTAAATGCTTTGTATTCTTTAATTAGAAAGAGTGCTGCAGCGTATGAGGCAAGACGAGATTGTCCGCCTGGAACTTTACCGAGAATCTTCTTAAGATTTGCAATCATAATATCAAAGATCCCCCAAGCTTTACGCTGGCGGCTATTAGTAAAGTCTTTCTTTTTAATTAGGACTTTACCTTTATCGTCAATGATACCTTCCTTATACGCATCCCACTTATCAAACGGTGTGGCGAGACGTCGTATGAATTGGTATACTAAAAATAAGTCAACGACCATAGGTCAGATTCCTTCGAGTTTATCCTTGATTATTTGATCGCTCTTAATATTATCTTTATGAATACGAATATCGTCGTAGATAATTTCACGAGGCATAAAATTTAAATACTCAACGAATGGTTTTAAATATTCATGATACTCGTGAAGCTTCATAAACAACATATTAGTAGCTTCATGTCCAAATACATTATAAATGATTATTAAGTGGTTTAGAATCAACCTTTCTTTTAAATCATTATCTTGTCTATACCTTCCAAATAGTTTGCGCAAATATTGAAATCTTTTCAGATCTTCCTCAAACTCTACAATATCAGAGCAGTGAGGATTATCATAATATTTGGAAGCAAATAACAGAAAGGTTGATTCTGTCAATTTCATTCTATATCAACCAAGTATTAGCTGTCAGCCACGATAGTATCTTCAACCGCTGTATTACCTGTTACACCAGCGTCGCCTGCGTCAGTTGCAGAAACTTTCATTGTTACCAATGGTTCTACAATGTGACGTGTACGGCCGTCAGCTGTTGTGTAAGTATTATACAGGTTCCAACCAGGTGTTTTAATACCTTTTGCACGGTTAGCTGCTACTCCTGCCTCTGTCAAGTCTACAAAGATTGCGTTGTCTTTGTCATGTGACTTGTTAGTGTTGTTCGCATCGTCTTCCAAATACTTTGGTGCGTCCGCTGCGCTGTCAGTTTTACCCCAAGATGCCATTTTTGTTCTCCTTATAAGCTCTTATGGTTTATTTATTATTTTTGTCGTGCTTTTTGCTTAGCAGCTTGTAATCTCTTTTGAGCTGCTCTAATGCGTTCACGATCTTTATTTTTCTTTTCCATAGCAGCAGCTCTTTTTTCAGCTCTATCTGCTCTGCCTGCACTAGATAATCTAAAATTACCTTGCTTATTCACAGCTGCTCTATAAGCACCTTTTGCTGCCATCTTAACAGCGCCACCTACAACTTTACCGATGATTTCATCAAGTTGTTCTTCGTTCATATCAGCCAAATCGTCGGCAGAAATGTTTTCTTCTAAGCAATAAGCCTTAATAGCTTCTGCAATTTCTTCTTCTTTAAGCTTTGGACGCATGTTTACATACAGCTTATTAGATACAGATTTATGATCCATACTTGGACGTTTTTTGCCAGCGTTTTCACGCTCTTTATCTTTTTTGATTTCAGCTGCTGTAGGAGGTCTGTAAGCTTCTGACATTTTAGCAAAGCCGCGCTCGATTTCTTTAGCAGAAAATCTTTGACTTTTCAAAAACTTGGTAATAACATCTCTATCACCAGTTAAAATAACTTCAGTTGCACCACCGTGTCTAACTACTTTAGTTTTTAAGCCTTTTTTCAAAGCAGTGTTAACATATCTTTTTAAAGGTCCTGGTTCAGAAGTAACATCAGCAGAAAAAGAAGCTTCATTTAGTTCAACTTCTTCTTTCATACCTTTGTCAAGCTCAATATGATTTTTGAAACGTCTCATAGGTTTACCCTTTGTAGTTTTATTGATATTTATTAGTTATCGACACTTGCGCCGGCTCTCCACTGGTAACATGACCAATACTTGGCTTTCCACTTAGGGCCAGGATTGTCACAACCGTGTCGAGCTCTAAAGCTTTTACGTCTAGCAGGATCATCTCTTTTGATCTCCATGTTTGGATCGCCGAAGCGAACTACCACAACGTTACCTTTGTCGTTCTTAACGTAAACCTTAAATTTCTTATTAGGGTTCTCAGAAGTACGAATAGGATCATTGAGTTTGACTTTCTTTCCTTCAAACTCTGACTCTGTAATCTCTAGATCTTCATATAGATCGCACTCTTCGCAAATAGCATCGATACGATCTTCTGTATATTTACTAAATCTATCCACCGAACTCGTGCCCCGCTACTCTGCGCATCTGTTTATTAAACTCAGCCTGTGAAGGTTTTTCTTTATAAAGCTTAATTGAGATCTCAGGACGATCTTTACCTTTGATACGCCAATTGTGTCCTTTTGCTTTATGCTCAGGTTTTGTAGTTTTTACGACACGTCTTTTATATCCGGCTTCCCATGATTCGGAGCCTTCATCTAGTGTGCCTTCTTCTAAAAACTGTTTAAAACTAATCATTTCATCAGACCTTTTATTGTTTTTAGTGCCTTCTTACCATCAGGATGGTTTGGATTAATACTTACCTCATCTCCATTTACGAAGTCAGATATATTAGCAGACTTCCCCAAAGCAGCAATTGCTTTATGTAACGGATCTTTGGCGTCGTATTTTCTTTCAAAACCGGGTTTACCTCTCAGCTCGACCCAACTCTTTTCCTTCGTATCCCACATCTTAAGTACATCTTGATCTTTGCCTCGGATCAATTTAAGCTTGATACCTTCAGCAAGATACTGAGTAAATCTTAACAATTTGGTGTATCCTTTTTATATTTGTTCACCAATTTATCAGTACCTTGGTCGCCTGCGCCACCTTCTTCTGATACATCAGCTGGACCACCATCACGACGTGCCTTTGATTCAATCTCAGCATCGTCTTTCTTTTTCATTTCTCTTTTAGAACGCTTTACGATCTTTTCTTTCTTTTCACGATCTTGCAATTCTTTATTAGCATTAGTTGCTAGAGTTTCTTCTTCAGAAACAGTTTCGCTCATTGAAGCTAAAGACTTTTGAGTAGATGTCATTGATTTCTTTGGAAGCTTACGTCCAGTTCTTACTGAGCGTCCCATAGCTTTTGCATGGGCAGCATCCATCTTACGTTGTTGTGCTACGCTATCAACACCAATTTTTGGTGCCTTCTCATCAATTTGTTCTACAGAAGTTGATTCTTCGATTTCTACTTCTTCTTTTTTCAATTTTTTCTTTACCATACCTTGAATACGATCATCTTCTTTATCTAGTGCTTTGCGTGGGTCATAAGTTTTTGGATTACGATTTTTTGATCCACGACCTCTTACAGGCTTG